ATTTTTATTTTTTTAAAAAAGATTTTAAAATATACTATGGGGCGCCTCAAAGAGGGCATTCGAACTCCTCTTCGTTGTTTCTTGGTTCCTGGGGCCTGTTGCTCGGTACATGATAAGCCCAGTAATCACTCACTTTTCCAAGCCATTTGTGGCATCTCGCCTTAAATTCGTCAGGTTTTAGCCACATTTCTTGTATGTCGCCACCCATTACACTAATTAGAATCATTCCAGAATTTATCTTCGTACCATACATATCGTTATGAGCCATCGCATAGGCCGCCGCTTGGTTAAAATAATCCTCACATTGAGACTTAGTCTTTGGGTTGTTATCTCATTACCCCAGACTTCATTTAAGTTTTTAAGAAAACCATAATCAATTATTTGTTGAGCCAATACTCCAGCTTCTTGACCCAATTTGGTCAGGTCCGCATGACGTTGCCCAGTAATCTCGCCTTCAAGTATCCTATGCATAATTGTACCGCGAACACCAGCTTCATTTTTAATTCGCTCAGCCTCCTCTTCACCCACTCGCTCACGCCAGCGGGCCAGAGCTATTGACTTCGATTGATCCGGAACTGCGGATAGGATAGTTGTTACACTAGGTAACTTCTCACCCCATTGATACTTTCGCATACCATCGACTTGGACTCTTGCCTTGTCAGGTGTAGTTATATAATTAAATCTCATTCTAAACTCATAGCCTTTCTATATTCAGTTAAGTTGACTACCTTATCATTCATTACCAAATTGTCTACTTTAGCATAGTGGTCGACCACTTCTTGTATTTTAGGTAGTTTAGTGTGAGCATAAGACCACAAAAGACAGCATACGTAGTACGCATCTCTAAAGGTACATCGCCATCGATATTGCATCAAATAGGGAGTGCCATCCTTTCTTTTACCTTTTCTAGGTTTCTTGGTGAGTGTTCCAACTTTAAGTATTTCATGAACCCATATCAATACAGATTGATCGGTCATGGTTATCTCCATAGATAACCGCATACTATTAGATACTCGGTGTCCTTTGCCTGTGTGTTTCTTTTTCTTTTCAGGTCCTCGTTTGATGTGAATACTACCTTCGCCATCAAACAATCCAGCTATGTAGGCTATGTCTGTTTCTCTAAGCATATCTTCGTTTCTCCTGTTTCTATTGTTTTGAAGCCATCAAAAGTCAATGCATGAGCTATCAAATCCATCCGATATGTATCTATGTCATCAAATATAAAACGCGTTCCTTTACGGCTCCTATCAGCAAACCATGTCGCCTCTCTCATAACCGCCTCTGTTGTGTGGGGTCCATCAAAGAAAACTAAGTCATATTTGTTTACTAATTTTTTCTTACCATTGTAGTAAATAGGTACACCATTACCGAAAGCATTCATGTATTCAGTGTCCTCAAGTTGGAATAGGACTGTTTTTTCATGGTGGGTAAAGTGTTTAAAAAATGTATCTTTCATTGAATTAGGGTAGGTAGGACTCTTGTAAGAGCCATCAGCATTGCGTATAGGTTGTTTGTTTTCATCTATCCAATAAGCAACATAGCCATCTTTTTTATCTACGTGTTTGTAAGTTATATCACCATAGGGATCTATGCCTATGTGAACGTGTGGCTGTTTAATTGTTTCACATATAACATGAGAGCTGTAACCTTCCCTCACTCCTATTTCCATCGTAGTAATAAAATCAGTTGACATTACGTTTAGTTGATCAGTCCACTTGGCTAACAATTTGTATTCTAAACTATCACCGCTTATCATACTTGCCTCCTTCAAAATTAAAATTAGCAGCCATTGAAACTCTTTCTACATCTGACTGGAAAGTTGCAACGCTATGACAAAGCATGGCAGGAAATATAAAAAAATCTCCTGTCTCTGGTCGAATCCATTGTTGGCCAATAAAATAATCTTGCATGGATTGGTTGAAAAAAGTTATAGCCCCAGGTCCGCCAGCTTTACCAACAAACTGTTCTTGTTCTTTTAATAATTTTTTAGGGACATCTAAATATAAAACACTAGATAGATCACAAGGTATGTGAATATGCATAGGATTGCTTTCACCTTTTTTCATATAGTTTACCCAAACACTATCGACTTTTAATTGACCGGGAGCAGGTTTGTTGTACCATAATTTGTAAGCATGGAAGTAACCATAAATATATTTATTAATAATTTTAGTAAACTTCTCTGCATCTATCTTGTATTCATTATCAATAACACCAGCTAAATTTTTTCTGTAATCTAATTTATTATTTCTTTTGCAAAGACGTTTTAACTGTTTTAAATCTTTATCAAATATTTTTGTTCTCCACAGTAATGGCCCCCAAAAATAATAATTATATTGTATCTCTCTGGAGTCGCTCATTTTTCTTTATTCCACATTCTTAACAACAGTATAACAAAGATATAAATCAAAGCAATTCCAGCTATTGACACCAAAAGATCTATCACATTTTCTCCGGCTCAAACTCTTTTAAAACATCTAATTTGTCTTTTGCTTCTGCTATTTTAGCAACTAGTTTATCACACTCTTCGATATGTTGTGGATGCTCACCAATGCCAACACTATTTTCTAAATAGATTTTTAACGTTGCGTCTCCATGTGCAATGTCTGCATTATACTTTGCTTCTAATGCGTCTAGGATTGCTCTCTTCATATTATTACCCCCACTATAAATCCAACAATAAAACCTGCTGTAGCAAAGACTATTTCACGTCGATAATATAAACTCCATGCAGATAACTGCTGTCTCCATTTTTTATTATTAATTGTTAGTTTTCCTTTGAACAGTATCATCGTCTTCCTCCTCTTCTATTTCGCCTTGATTGTTACAGAAGGTACAGTCGGCCCACTGTTCCTCCCTTGCCTGATCGAATGGTATTCGAACAAATCCGTTACCATTACAAACACTACAGATTTTTTTTACCATCTGTTAGTCCTATAACCTGCAATGCTATTACTTGCTTGCGGTTCTTGACAACAAGTTATTGTAGCACCATAATGAAGTTGTGGTGGATACCTATCTTGTTTTGTATACCAAGACAATTTTGAATCCTCCCATTGTTCTTCTCTCAACTTCAGCTCTCTTTCTTTTATATCGTTAGCTCTTTTCATTTCGCTTACGATTGCTTTCAACATGTTTATCATGCCTTCTCCTTTCTGTTAAAAAAATGTTTTGCTTTCATTCTAATATATTCGTGATCAAAACCTGCGTACTGACATACCAAAGCAAAATCACGATTAGGTTCTAAAAAATAATTTCTAGCTGATTGTGTAAAATAATCATTTCCAGGGTTGCCGTAATTTTTATTACGCCATTGCCTGCCAACAGCATCTTCTAATGCTACTATTAAAACGTTTCTCCACAAAGATCTTAAAGGATCTTTTGTTTCGCCTACGTTAATCGCTTTTGGAAATAGACTTAGATTTGCCATTTAACTTTTTTGCTTTCTCGTCTACTAACATTCTGATCACTTGTGCTCTTGATAAGGTGATGCCTGGTGCCAGGACCTTGGTCATCTTATCAATTTTGTTATAGCAGTCATGATCAACTGCGAGACTTTTGTATTTGCTTATGTCTGTCATTTAGTATATCCTTTCGTTTTATATCTAAACATATAGGATATTTATATAAATTTACAAGGAACTTGTCAATGAAATTTTTTTTAACAGTATACATATGTTCAACCTTAGCGGGTAACTGTTTCACTACCGATACCTATCCAAAACCACAGGATAGTTATTATGACTGTGTTCGAAATGGTCTTTCAGAATCATACGATATATTGTATCAAGGAGATTTTTCAGAACAAGATGTAGTAAAATATAAGATGTATCCTAAATTTGCTTGCGAAGAGGTGATTGTTCCTCCTCCGAAACCAAAGGCAGATGAGCAGCCAACTTCTTGGTCAGCCGGTACCATTCTTCGCGGTATTTTTCGTTACGTGACTTATAATATAAATTAGATAATCTATCTAATTCTTTAACGCCCTTGACCAATGTAGGGTTTGTACGAACGTTTTTCATGTTTATTCATCCTTTTTTTGTGTCTACCTATTTTAGGTTTTGACCTTTCTCTGTAAGTGTTTACACCAAATGTTGATTTTTTACCCATGATTAAACATTGTTAGATTTAATATATTCTTTATCACTTTCCGTTAATCTTAAATATCTTATAGAACCATTTACGTGTTGTTTAGTGTCTGCCCCACAGTTAGTGCATCTATAAAAGTCTGTAACTATAGCTACTAAAATAGTTTCCTCTTCACACTCTTCACAAAAACCATGCACGGTATCTATGTTAGCAAATGCCTTTTGTATTATAACTTTCTTAGACAAGGTCTTTAGCCTTCCCAAGAACAGGTTTGTATTTTGTTTTACCTTCTGATCTGTAAGCTCTTAAAAAAGAAGCTCTTGGGTTATCAGCTATCCACGAGCAGTGGATCCAGCCCGAGTTGGGTTCACCCGGAGTGTAGAACTCGAGGATGAGCTGGTCATACGGAAGGTTCTTATGAATCCAGTCAGCTAATTCAGCGTTATCTACGCCCGGACATTCGAAGTCCGCCGCCTCCGCTTTGGAGTGCTGCGAATTTAAACTGCTGCCGATAGCAACACACAATTCACCGCTACGAAATCCACTGGTTATTTTAACTCTGCCAAAATGGTCACGTACCGGCTGCAGGATATTTTCACAAAGTAGTTTTAATTTTTCTACTTGTTCTGCACTAGGATTATTATTAATGCCTTTACGTATTGCAGTGTCTGATTTAGTAAGTTCTGAGAGAGTAAAGTTTCGTGTAAGATTCATATTAATTCCTATCTAACATAATTAAGATTTAGCACATATCTTTTATGTACATCAGTTTGATATTTAACTTTATGTATAACATCGCTATTAAAAATTAGTATTCTATTTTCTACGCTGTCTATGTCAATCTTTTTATTTTTAACTTTTAGTATAGTTTTAGCGTTACACGTAGTAAAATATAGTATAGCAGTCATGCTATTTTTACTTTTTACATCTGTGTGATACTCTGACTCTATTGTATCTTTATCTCTTAAAACTAAATTAACTCTAGCTTGAATACATGATACACTTTTTAATTTGTGTAGGATTGGTCCAATGTGTTCATCAAATAACGGATGATCAGGTCTATTGTGATTGTAATAACAAAAACCAAAAAAACCATTGCTCTTTGTCTTCTGATCTTTAGTGGTATCAGTTAATTTTAAATACCACGGTATTGCATCGCTTTGAATAAAACCTTTTAATATTTCGTAATGTTTTTTATCTAAAAAATTATCAATTATTTTATAACTCATTTTAAAACCAACTCGGTTAGACCTGGCCCTTCTCCTATAACTCCTCTGTAAAAAGTGTTGAAAGCTAAACTAGTTCTAACATTTTTACCTTTTTTACGATCTACTTGATGTATTGTTTCGGATGGAAACATAATTAATTGACCTGTGTTCACAGGGAAATTCCAAGTATCCGAGTTCCATACATTAAAGTTTTTTACTTGTGGTTTTAAACGTTTGTATCCATGAGGTGTTGTAAATTTTATAGAGTCTTGATCAGAGTCAATATACAATACACCTGACATAATTGAATTAGGATGTGAATGAACGTGATGATACTGATCTTCACGTGTATAATTTAACCACGACTCGGTTATGTAAAATTTAATATCGTTAGCAGGTGAAATAACGTTATCTAAATACTCTTGACAACTTTGTTCTATAAATTTTCTAATATTTTTAAGTTCTTTTCTTTTTAAAATATAGTAGTCCGAAGTATTACGGTTGCCTTCATTTGCCATGCAATGTTTCTCTTGATCTTTTATAAATTTTAATTCTTTCTTTGTAAACTCTCTATCTATTTCTTTTACATAAATAGGAACAGGAAATAAACTATGTATTCTTCCGGTCATGTTAGTAACACCAAGATATAAAAGAATATCTTGTTCCTTTCTTTACAGGTTTAATTAAATGAGGATATAAGAAATTAGATGGAAATATTACAACATCCCCTGCGTTAAGTTCTATTTTAGTTTTATCAAACATTATAAGTTCTCCTCCTGTATAATTATCATTTAATGCACCTAATATACTTAAGATTGGTATTCCTTTTGGTTCACCAGGAAATAAACTTTTAATATGATCAACATGTTTAGACATAATTTGATTTTTTCTGTATCGATTAAATCTAATTTTAGAAAATCCATTCCAAAAAGAAAAAGTTTCTCCACCTATTTTTTCTATAAGAATATATTTTTCTATTGCTTTCCATATTAAATGATACAGTTCTTGCTTGTAAGTTAAGTGATCATCATCCCATGTAACGTCTAATTCTTTTTCTGCATTCAATGATTTAAATTCTTTCGTTTTAGAGTTGTAATAGGTATGCCGAGCCCAAATTTCTTTCTTTTCTAATTCACTTGCAGTTTTTTCTGCCCAGTGTTTTGGAATCCATTGATCCAAACGAAGGACGTAGTCCTTTAACTTCATACCATGTTTTTTCATAAACTTTCTTTTATTCTATTATTAACTTCTTTATCGACAAAGATCCATCTATATTTTTTTCTAACTCTGCTGTACCCTTCCAACATTTATAAGATACAGATTCTGAATACTGTCTCTCAGCTTTACGCTTCCCATTAAGGCACATTCCCATCGAGTCTTGAATACGTGCCTCCTTAATTTCTCC